TACCTCCATTTTGATTGGGGCAGCTTCGGTTGCCCCTTTCTTTTTGTTTAAAGATAAGTTACTCTGTTTGTATCCCTGACAGTCACATGGTGTGACTGACTAACCCTAGACAGGAGATCAACATGGGTACGACAACTTTTTCAGGTCCGATTCGGGCAGGTAACATTAGAAATACAACGGGCACTACCGTTGGATCAGACATAGCAAATGTTGGCTATGTTGTAATGACTCAACAACATGTAATGGATATATCTGGCGGTGCTGTTGCAGCGGAAGCCACAAATGTAGTGATTCCCGCTAACTCAAAAATCGTAGATATAATTATCGATTTAGAAGTAGCTGCTAACACCACAACAAATATTAGTGTTGGTGATACTGTAGGCGGTGCAGCAACTCTTGTTAATGCTGTTGCTTCTGGAACCACTGTAGGTATCAAAGCGTTAGGCGCTTCTGGTGGTGGTACACTTACATGGAAGAACACTGGTACATCCGATTTAAAATTAACAGCTACCTCAAGCGCAGGTACAAATGCGGGATCAGTTGTTATAACAGTAATGTATGCTCAAGCTTTTAATACTACTGTTCAACCTTAATAGGAGATGTTAGATGGCTGCTTCTATTTTTGCAAAGACAGCTACGGCGACTGGAACACTACAGGGCGGTAGAACTAGACTAAAATCATTTTATGTAAAAACTGCGGGTAGCGGTTCTCCTGCGGTTGTGTTCAAAAACGGTAGTGGTGGAGCAACACAGTTATCTATGGTCTTTCATCAAAGTGATGATAACCAGATTACTATTCCAGATCATGGCATGATCTTTGATGATGAGTGTCATGTGACGCTTACCAACATTGACTCAATTACTGGATTCTTTGGTTAAAGCAACGGCGGTGTAAAAGCCGCCGTTTTTTCTGAGGGTAAGATGGCTAAGATCGACAAGGATAAGATGAAGTGCAATAAACCGAAACGTCAGGTTTCTGGCGGCAAGAAGTTTGTTGTTAAAGCGTGTGACAAGGGTAAAGAAAAGATAGTCAGATTTGGGGACGCCAATATGACTATCAAGAAATCAAACCCAAAACGTCGTAAGTCTTTCCGTGCTCGTCACGGTTGTGATAAAGGCACTCTTGATAAACTAAAGGCCAAATACTGGTCTTGTAAAATGTGGTGAATGAAGTGAACAAACAAGTCACAATAGCTCTTATAACAGCTTTTATAATCGGTGTTGGTGGTGTTGGCTACAGTTGGATTGATTGGGTCACAAAGACTTTGATAGCCGTTGATAAAAGAACAGAGGTTATGGCCTTACAAATTGATTATATAAAGACAGAGATGGAGAGGACATATGGCAATCTCGAGGGCGCAGATGCGACAGCAAGTATCCAAGCCTCCATCGAAGGGGGTGACTAATGGCAAAGAAAAAGGCAAAAAAAGACGCTTGTTATCACAAAGTAAAAAGCCGTTACAAAGTATGGCCCTCGGCTTACGCTTCGGGGGCGTTATCAAAATGCCGCAAAGTAGGGGCAAAAAACTGGGGAAACTCTACTAAGAAAGCAGAAGGTGGAATAGTTTCTTCAATTGATAATCCCAAACGTCCTCCTAAGAAAAGGTTTAATGGAGGGGGTTTTATTGCCTCTGGCTGTGGTCAAGTAGAAGAGTCAAGGCGTAAGACTACAAGGACATTTTGATGGCGAAAAAGAACTCTTTGCGGGAATGGTTTGGTCAGAATGATGGCAAGGGTTGGGTTGACTGCAAGACAGGAAAGCCCTGTGGTCGTCAAAAGGGAGAGAAGCGTAAAGGTTATCCCGCTTGTCGCCCTACTATGGCACAGTGTACATCTGCTGCAAAGAAAAAGAAATCGTCGAAACGAATTAGTTGGAAGAATAAAAAGGCTAATGGTGGCTTAGTAAGAGTCTTTTGAAAGGAGAACTCACATGGCAATGAAGAAAAAAGGTTACAAGATGGGTGGCAAAGTCAAAGGCATGAAAGCAGGGGGCAAAGTCAAAGGCATGAAAGCAGGGGGCAAAGTCAAAGGCATGAAGATGGGTGGCAAGGTTAAAGGCATGAAAGCGGGTGGCAAGGTTAAAGGTTACAAGGCCGGGGGTCAAGTTAAAGGGCTAGGCTTTAAAGGAACTTTTTAAACCTAATGCCTTATCTTCAAAGCAACATACCTTACTTTAAGGCGTGGGTTCGTAGAGAATATACCCATAACCATGAGAAGTATCATGGCGAGTTTTTACATGCTATGGTCATAGCTGTAACAAGTATGCCTAATAGATCGTTAAGTTTTCAAGTAATCTTTACTGGTTGTGAAGCTGAAGACGAAGAGGAAGATACAGTTCATGGCGGTGCAATGTGGGCAAGAATGCCTCTTACGGCATTGGTGGCAGATATTCCATTAGCTGAATGGCCTGTGCCGATGTCAACACATGATGCTCAACCGTGGGATTGTGCATCACATGATCATGCGGTGTATGTTTTAGATAGGGCTACACCATGTCCATGGATGGCGAAGATTGATGGACAGTTCTTTCCTGCAAAGTATCTTTTTACTGTAGACTACACAAACTCTGAGATTGCAGATGATCCGGCACAACATAAACAAAGCCATGTGATGCAGTTGTTGGATGCAGGAGAGTGGACAGGAAATATAGTAGCTTTACCGAACAATCGAGTAAGGGTTACACATCCCGCTTGGTTTGCAGTGGGTGAGGGTGCACCAGACTTTAGACCCTCACAACATATACACTATTCAAAAAGTGATTTAGACTATACACTAGATGTCAATCGAGTGTTCGATAATCTTTATAATCAGGAGGATAACGATGGAAAAGAAAAAGAAGCCGATACCTGAAGGTCCAAAAGGAGATGGCATGAGAGCTTTAAAGAAAAAAGCTCCAGAAGTTGCTGCTCAAATTGGTTTTAAAAATGGTGGGGCGGTTGTAACTAAAACAAATCAGAAACCACATATGAGTTGATACAATGACAACATCAGGATCAAGAGATTTTAACCTCGATGTCGGAGAGGTAATCGAAGAAGCATACGAGAGGTGTGGACTAGAAGTTCGCACGGGGTATGATGCTAAGACGGCTCGTAGGTCTATGAATCTGATGTTTGCAGACTGGGCTAATCGTGGTCTTAACTTGTGGACGGTAAAAGAAGCAGACTTTACTGTAACACAAGGGACATCTTCTTATGCGTTAGCTGCTGATGTCGTTGATGTGTTGGACGTTGTGATACGAAGATCTAACACGGATTATGAACTTCAACGTATTAGCCGTGGTGATTATGCGACAGTTCCCAGTAAAACTACTCAAGGCAGGCCAAGTCAGTTTTGGTTAGATCGGCAAATTACACCTGTAATGTATTTGTGGTCTACTCCTGAAAACTCTACAGACCAAGTTCGTTATTATTATGTACGCAGGATAGAAGATGCAGACGCTCTTGTTAATACTACTGATATGCCTTTTCGTTTTTATCCTTGTATGGTGGCGGGGTTAGCCTACTACATGGCTATGAAACGAGCACCAGATCGTATTCAAATGTTAAAGTCAGTTTATGAAGAAGAGTTCCAACGTGCAGCGGACGAGGATCAAGGTCGAACACCTTTGAAGTTGCAGCCTAGTTTGAGTTATCTGAGGGTGTAATGGCCTACGCTAGTGGTAAACATGCTTATGGTATATCGGATCGGTCAGGTCGCCGTTACCGTCTTCGTGAGATGAAGACAGAGTGGACGGGTGCCAAGGTCGGTCCTGATGAGTTTGAGACTAAGCATCCACAGTTGTTTCCACCAAGAGCGTTTCCAGATCCACAAGCTTTACGCGGTCCTAGACCAGAGACAGAGTTGCCAGAGCAGAGGGCTATCCAACACGGGTATAATCCTGTTGGTTTTAGAGACATACTGGGTATTACGCCTAGAAATAATTTAACTGCTCTTGGGGAAATTGGCACGGTAACAATAAATATTTCAGATTCTGGGAATGATGATATAGCTCCGTCTGGAGTTAGTTCTAATGCTCTCATAGGAACTGTCGTAATAAACACAACAGGAGATGCCGATGTCACGGTTAATCCAACAGGATCTGCGGGAACTTCAGCAGTAGGTTCTCCAACAGTGACAGGAGACACCGTTTATACGGTTACAGTCGCCAATCCAGGTTCAGGTAATAAATACTATATTGATGGTGCTTTACAGCCAACTCTTAGCTTGTCTGAAGGTAGCACGTATACTTTCAATTGGTCAGCCGCTACAGGTCATCCTCTTCGTTTTTCAACTACGTCAGATGGTACACATGGTGGCGGCTCCGAATATACAACAGGGGTGACAATTAACACAGGAGCGTATACATCTACGATTACAGTAGCTGTTGGTGCTCCTACTTTGTTCTACTACTGCCAGTACCATAGCGGCATGGGGGGTCAGATTAACACAACATGAGTTTTACATACTTACAATTAAAAGATGCTATAAAAGCTTACACGGAATACGAAGAGACAAGCTTTGTTAATAATATACCTTTGTTTATCCGATTATCGGAAGAACGCATCCTTAAAAATGTACAGTTAAGTTTGTTTCGTAAGAATGCTACAGCGCAAACGAGTGCTTCTGTGCAGTACATAAAAGTGCCGTCTGATTTTTTAGCACCATTCTCTATGAGTATGACAGGGTCAGATGGGGACAAGTTTTTTATAGACTTTAAAGACCCAAGCTTTGTTCAGGAATACACGCCGGATCCAACCACTACAGGTTCTCCAAGATATTATTGTCAATTTGATGTTAACAATTTTTTATTGGCACCCACACCAAACGCAGTATTTACTGCTGAACTTCATTATTTTTATAGACCACAAAGTATTACAGAGCTATCAGATAGCTCAACAACGTGGCTAAGTGAAAACGCTGAGATGGCTTTATTGTATGGGGCGCTTATTGAAGCGTATATATACATGAAAGGTGAACAAGACGTTATGGCTATGTATGATAAACGTTTTCAAGAATCTCTTGTTGGTATTAAGATGCTTGGTGAAGCTAAAGAAACGACTGATGAATACCGAACTGGAAAAGTTATAAGGGCTAAACAATAATGTTTAAAATAGATGTAAGTGTTCCTAGAGATGAATCTTTAGTTCAAATAAATACAACCCATAACAGGGGTCTTACCCCTGATGAATTATCCGAACAGTGTGTGCAAAAGATCATTGCTGTTTCGGATTCAGCGCATCCAGAAATAAGGGATCAGGCTCGTGCCTACTCTAAGCATCTGGAGAAATTGGTGGCTTACTATATGAGACAAGCTATTCACAGTGACCGTAC